TTGGATTCAAAGCTGACATTGTTTGAGGTTGTTGAAACTTTTGTGATCTCGTGTTTTGTAAAGCAATAGCATCCGCTTTATGATAAGGCGGGTCTAATTGAGGGTGTTTGGCCTCGAATTCTGAAATATGAACTAAGGATCCATTCCATTCTTTTACCATTTCAGTATATGGAAAAGCTTGTCCTGATCTATCAGATATTGCTTTTGATCTTTTTCCTCGTGCGTAAGGCATTATACTCCATCTCCAAAATATGTTTGAGGTGAAATGTAAACAGAAGTTCTTTGACCATCTTCTGTTAGTGCTCTTTGAAGTTCATCCTCATATACTAATCTTAATGTTTGTATTCTATCGGGAGCTTTTTTCATTGCTAAAAAATAAGCTAATCCTGAACACATGCATGGTAAAAATCTATACACAACATCAGCCTGATTAGTGTATATACCAGCGTCTTGAATTCTATCAACTGAATAAAACTTTAATGTTGTAAATGTACTAGCATCAGGAGCTAAGTATAAAAAAATTTGTGGTGTTGTTTGTCTATCAACAAAATATTGAGACGGTTGTCCCGTCTGTAATTTATTAGGAAGAGCTGCATAAGCTGATCTATCTATTTTAGTCAATGAGACATCATTAGTAGAAGAGGTATTCTGTGCAGCAGCAGTCGTTGAAATGTAGGCTTCTAATACATCACTCACACTCTGATTTACAGCATACTGTGCAGTTCCTGCTACTAAAGCTATTTCATTTAAAGATACTTTCCAAATATGAACACCTCTATTACCCCATTCTGAGAATAATAAATTTAAACTTCTTCTTGCTGATCTTAAATCACGGCCGCTATTTGTTCTTATTCCGCATCTCTCGTATGCTTCCTCGATGATATCATCGATATTTAAATCGAATGCTGAAGTTCCTGACGTAGCCATAATTCATTACATTAAGTCTTTATAATAGTCTAAAGACTTTCCTGGTATTAATTTTTCATCTTGCAAACCTGATCCTGAAGTTCTTGCTGCACCATATCCTCTTACAGATCTACCCATAGCAGCCTTCATAATTTTACCTTTCTTTGCAAAACCCATTTTACGAGTGACATCAGGTCTTTCAGCTTTTAATTTTCTCAAGCCTTCACCTTTTGGACCCTCTGGTATTTTTTTTAATGCCATTTTTCCTCCCACATATCCTTGTGCTTTTAGTTTTTTTGTTGCCTCCTTTAATCCACCACCAGCTGCTTTTAAAACAGTTCCTAAAGTTTTAGCTTGTGCAGCATGTAATTTTGAAGCTTTTTCTAAACCAGCTTTGACTTTTTTTACTTTCATCATCTTTCCTTTAGATGCTTTCTCTACACCTTTGATAGTGCCTTTATTTTTAGAAGCATAAAAAACTTCTTCACCTTTTTTCTTTCCATATTGTTTTTTCATAGACTTCATAATTTCTTTACCTTTTTCTGTTAATGGCATAATTGAATCCTCCTTTATTATAAGATATTGCCCCACCTTTACTTTTTGGTTTTGCGTAATCCATCATAGATTCAAAACCTACATCTTTGTACTTCTTACCTTTGTAAAAATCTCTTTCTCTTTTGACTGCTTTGGGATCTCTCTTCTTAGTGGCTGCACCTATTACAATAGAAGCTGCTCCTATTGGTGTAACAGCTCTTGCAAATCTAGCTGCTTTAAACAATTTAGCTGTTCTGCTCGTTACTAAAGCTTTTGACTTTGTAGAATCCGCTAATCTTTTGGTTGCGCCTCTTACATCTCCTATGGCTTTATCTAATTTTGCTAATGACAGTGATCCAGCTTTTGTAGGCAATCCTGCAGGTTTTGTAGGACGCACGGCGCTTGGGCCTTTTTTCATAATTTCACCTGCTCTTTTTACTTTGGCTCCAATAGCTCCTAATAAATTTTTACCTTGAGTAATAGCTTTACCTAAACCTTGATCTGCTTTACCAATTAAATTTTTTGTGTAATCTGTCATTTTAGGAGATACACTTACTCCTTCACTAGCTTTTATTACACCACCCATCTTATTACCTTTTTTTCTAGATTTCATTACACCCTTAAAATCTTTTACTTTAAGTCCTGAAGCATATGCGCCGCCTGGAAATAAATCAAAAATTTTAGTTTGTTTATTTACTAATATAGGTCTCTTCTTATCTGTTCTCTTGAATTTGCTCATACGTCGATCATACCACCATAGTATTTCTTAGTAAATGTCTTAACATTTGTTGGCTTAGGTCCCACATTGGCAGCGGCCCGTTTCCTGGCAACGGCAGACTTTCTTTGACTTTCTGTCATTCGTCTTGCTTTCGCTAGAGGCACGCATTTTGGATACTTCCGTTTCGCATCCGCAAGTTGTTTTGAACGACCACACGGAGCGAAGGAACCATCTTTTCGCTTGCTCCCAATATCTACCCATTTTTGTTTGAACCATTCTTTAAGCCCTCCTTTTTTAAAACTTTTAGAAAAAGTAAATCCAATATTTTTACTTTTCCCTTGCTTTGTTCCCTGTAATCCAAAACTAGAACTTTTACCTTCTTTTGTAATATTTAAACCTAAAATACTATTTATGTTTTGTTTATCAATTTTACTAAAAGGCTTCTCACCCGAAACTCCAATGGTCACACCTTTTTTCTTTATGTTAAAATCTACCTTTGGAGAGGTAACATATTCATCATCATAAACATTAACACCACCTCCAACTGTAGTACCCTTTAAATAATCCGGCAGTATTTTTTTCTTTCCCATTAATCTATTAAATCTTTATAATAATTTTTTAAACTAGGATTTGAAACTTCCTGACCTGCTAAATTACCTTTAATATAACTTCCATCATAAGGTTGCATTTTTTGTGCGAAAGCTCCTGTTGTAGCTTTAATCATTTTGCCTTTAGCTGCAGGCTTTGGACCTTTAAAGTCTTTTCTTTTTACACCAGATGGATCTTTAATTTTACCTGCACATATTTTCGATGCGTAGGCATTGGCATAGGCGCTAGGGTATACCTTAAATTTTCTCTTCGCTGCTGCTTTACCTCTTGGACATAGTTTTGTCATAATACTTTTCCTTTGTTTGGACCAACCTTAATTCTATATTTATGTGTACCTGTACCGTTTACCTCTACCTCTTGCCTTAAAAATTTGAACATAGACATTTGTTTAGCATCTTCAAATTTTTGTTGAACATACTTAACAATTTTCTTTTTGTTTGTCTCTTCTCTATCACTCATATTTTTTAGCGGCCGCTTTGAGAGTGTTAATTCTCTCCTTTTTACGGTTGTACAACTTTTTTGATTGTACCATTTTTGGTGAATAGAAACTAGACCTTACGATTTTTGCGATTGGATTTGAGTTTAGGATTCGTTTTAAGTTTAATAGCTTTGATAACTCTACGTTTTTTTTCTTTTTCATCTCTGGCACCTCTTATCTTGCCTTCGATTTGTTTGGGTATTGATCCTCTACTTATAGCCATATTACTGTATCCATGGTGTGTAATTAGTCTTACCATCAACTCGAGCTGCACGCAACCATTGTTGTCTATTTTTATTACGTGAATATGAGCAATGTATCCAGCCAGACGATGGTTCGCCGTCCTTATAAAATTCTAAGATCCCTTGATCCACTTCTAAATTATCTCTAATCCAACGAGCTAATTCTCTGTTATCTACTCCTGGTATTTCAAAGTCAGCTGCAGCTGACTCATCTGAAGCTGTATGTTGGCTATTAACTGAACTACCGATTTCAATACAAAGCTGAGCACAACGAAATCCTGATGATATAATTAATGGTTTATCAAAGTGGGATCTAATCGGTTGAAGAACATTGACAGCAAGCGCTTTTAAATTTTCTATTTGTTCAGGACTTGGATTGTTATTTATACCCTTACGTTCAGCAACTTGGCTCTTGGTAAGCTCATCTAAGGTTATGTTAGCAGTTAATTTCATTTTTTTCAAAATACCTCATAATATTATCTTTATCATAAGCCTTATTCAAGTATATGGAAGATTCTTTTATTGGAGTATTTTGTAGACTTTTTTCAAAAAATTTATATTTAGCTGCACCGATGGATTGCCCAGCATCACTTGGTATAGGGTCAACGAATATATTATATTCCGGAAATTTTTCTTTAACTTTTTGGTTTGCTAAAATATTTAAAGCACAACCGCCTGAAATAACTAAATTTTTTATTTTACTTTTATTTTTAATATATTCCACACATCTTACAAAATAGTCTTCAGTTGCTTTTTGTATAGAAAAAGCTAAATCTTTTTTTAAATTAAAAGACATATTTTTTAAAATAGGAAAAGCCTCATCGTCTAGTGTTCTATCACTTTTAAAAACATTCATATTACAATATTTGTTATTAATAAACATAGGTGGTATTTCTAAATTAGGTTTTCCGTATGAAGCGAGTCCCATAGTTTTTCCAGCGTCTAAGGCAGTAAAACTTAAATGTCGAGAAACAGTCCCGTACATTACACCAATATCCAATCTATGAGTAAGATCTAAATCATAATCTACACAAGATTTTATAAAATCATGATTATTTACTACATATCTCTGTGCGTCATAATTTATTTTTTTATACAAAGTTTTGAAATTCGCAGGATAAGAGGCTTCATAAATGCTGGTGGTCTCGAATCCTTTAAAATTATCTATAGGTACTTTAGATCCCCATCCATCAATCACTAAACATATAGCCTCATTAAAATTAGAAAAATAAAAACCACATGCTGCGTGATTAAGATGGTGATTATAATTTATTGTGTCTCCAGTAGTGATGGTGATGGGTAAAAAAAATTGTTGTAGTTTTAAGAGATTATAAGGGTGTGAGGTATCAAATAAACAATTCGAGAGTATTAAATTATCTAGTTCTTTAATATTATTATCTATTAAAGTAGATCTAATATAATCTAACAAAACTTTATCAACTACTGAAGAGTGTTTTTTTCTATTTATTCTTTCTTCTTGACTATAAGATAAAATTTTACCTTCTTTTAAAATGCAAAAAGATGCGTCATGATTGTTTTTTGATATTGATAAAATCATTTTGTAAGTAAAATATTAGCTTGAGGAAAATATAAAAAACTTAAAGATATTCTTTGAAATGTATTTACAGCGTCATCTATTGTTTCTACGATTGGCTCGTCATAATTGTTAAAAGAAGTATTTAATAGCATAGGCACTTCTGTTTTTTTATAAAAATTAGATAATAAATCGTAATATAATTTATTTTGTTCAGCTTTAACAGTCTGAATTCTGCAGGTATCGTCCACATGAACAACCGATGGAATAAACTTTTTTTTATCTTTTTTTACGTTAAAAGAAAAAGTCATATATGGTGACTCCTCTAAACCTAATAAATCAAACCATTCTTTTGCTTTGTCTTGCATAACAGAAGCAGCAAGCGGTCTAAATAGTTCTCTCCCTTTTAACAAATTCATTGTGTCCTTGTTCTCTACTTTCAAAGGGGACATTAATAGAGATCGATTACCCAATGCTCTGTGTCCAGCTTCAGAGGCTCCTTGAAAAAAACCTACAATTTTATCTTTTAATAAAATATTAGTTACTTCATCGATTGTAACGTTTTTATTTATTTTCATTTACGCAAAAACCATATATCCAAACTAATCTTAAGTCACTCAATAATTCATTACTACCGTGATTTACTTCTGATGTTTTATAAACCCACATATCACCTTTGTTAATTTTGTAAGATTTTTCATCTACAAGGACATCTCCACCATCACTGTCATTTAATTTTATATTACAATGCATGGTATAATGATTTCTATAATACCTTGGGTCTTTGTGTAAATAACATGTATCACCTTTAAAAGCTACCGATGCGTACATACCATATTTAAAAGGTGCTAATTTAAAATTTTTTAATCCTAGATGTGCAATAATTTTATTTCTTATTTCAAAAGCAGTTTGTGGAAAAACTATATCTTTAGCGGTGTATCTGGTTGTTATTCTTCTCCCCTTCATACTTGCGTCTTGAAAAAGACCAGACTTTTGCCTATCAAATATCCATTGAGATAATTTATCACAATTTTTTGTTTCTATAAAATTTTTAATTATTTTCATTTCTTATTTTGGTTGCAGATATTATTTCAATTTCTTTTGGTAAATTTATTTTTTCGATACTATAACCTACATCTCTACCATAACAAATATTAGTTATGTTAGGAACTTGTATAACGTCAAACATACCACGATATTCATTTAATCTTTTGAATATTTTTTCTCTTATTTCAGAAAATTTGTAAGGATTTTTTTCTCCATGACAATCTCTTACCATTATTATAACTTGTCCAGTCCTTTCTAATATTTTTTTAAAAAGTTCAAAATGACCTTCGTGAAAAGGTTGAAAACGACCTAACATTTGTGCAGTTGGTTTTCTATAGTCCATCAAAATGTTTATATTTTTCAATAACAGTTCTAGGAAGAAAATCCTTATAATTATGTGGATCTGGATCTGGTTGCAAATTATGTAAAGGTCCGTACAAAACAGAATCATCGTATACGGTCCCATCAAAATTAAATTTAGTAACGTCTTTAGATAATTTTTCTGGCTCTAAATTTAAAAATGTAAAAATTTTTTTTATTACTTCGTCCATGTTATTTATAATATCGTTAAATTGAAACTCTATAAAATTTTCAGTTTTTTTTAAATTATGTATTGACCATAAGGGTTTATATAATCTACCATTTTGACTCATTAATTCATCACATCTTGCCTCAACATTTTTAGGCTTTTCTATTTTTATAAAAGAGGCTAAGCACTCTAAGACAGGTCTATTATAAATTATAAATTTTCTTTCCTTAAATATTTTTCTTAAAATGTCTAAGTTACTAGGTGTGCCCCATGTTCCATTATCAATAATATGTTTTTGCTGCACTGATGCGTAATAGTTATTAAATATATTTTTATATATATTGTTAAAACCTTTTTCATAGGGAAAATTTTTATAGATATTAGAGTCTTTTTGTAAATGTTGTAGTCTATCAAAAATATCAGGGATTATACTATTAGCAGACACTCTTATCTGTTCACTTTTGTTCAAAACCATGTTAATTAAGGTTTGACCAGAACGAGGTACAGGAGACAGAAAATAATAATTTTTATTCATCTTTATTCTTTTCTACTTGATAAAACATTTTGTCAGTATCTTCTGTAGTCCAATCTTTATTTTCAACCGTCCAGTAAGTGTTTTGTACTTTATAGTCTGGCCAAGATTTATCAGTAGTATAGTTAGAAATGCTCCACAAAATACGATTATTAGGCTGAGCAGCATAATTACCGTTATCAAGTTCCAATATGTGTGCACACTTATGTTCTTGAGGTATTTCAGAATGTTCGGTATCAATTTCATTAACTTCAGGTGTACCCCAATCAACTGTAAAAAGATACTCCCCTTTGTAAAATTTTTTATCTTTACCGAGAAATTTACCTCTCATTCCTCCTAAAAAATCAAATTCAGTAATACTAGGATAGTAACTAAAACAATTCCACAATTCCAACTCGTCAACCGACATATCGGGCACTTCGGCTCTATGAAATGATTTTTGGAAAAACGCTGAGATAGGCAAACGCCAATAACACGCACCGTTCGGTAACATGCAATGAAATAAGAGGGATTTGCCCGTAAGACTTGCCAAACCAAAGATAATGCAATCCAAACTTTCTTTTTTATATTTAGGATCCAAATCATATAAATACTCCTTTTTAACTTTAGCATAAATAGTTGGGATGTTAATATTAAGATATGCCATTATTTTAATCTATGACGTTTAATCCGGTTTCTCTATTAAGGTACTTATATTCAATTTTATGTATATCAAAATCTTTCATTATTTTATTACATATATCTTTTTCGTCGAAATCTCCACAAGAATAAACATCCATTTGCATTAAAGCAGGTTTAGGTTCATCCCAAATATGCATTGCTATATGTGATGTTTCAATTATAGCCACTGCAGTTATCCCCCTATTACCTTGCATATGACAATATTTCACATAAGGTCCCATAAATACTTTCATGTTAATAGACTCAATAAATCTTGTCATCCATTCTTTTAATTGCTCTTCATCTGTGGGAGGTTTACTTGCTTCTGCTCGAATTATTAAATGTTTATGTACAAGTAAATTCTTTTTCATATTGTGTTTGATTGTTCTTCCTTACAAGTAAATTTTACAATGATGTTCATCTCATTAACAATGTACTCTCCAAGTTCATCTAATATTACCTGTGATTCTTTATAACCTTCTTGTAAACAATCATACTTAGAATAAAATTGTTTGTTTAGAACTTGAGGTGGATAACAGGTGCTCTGAACCTGTGAGCATATAATCATTACTAGTAAATATTTCATTTATCATTGAGTCCATAATAAATTACTACACACAACAAAATAAATGCTATGATGGTGTTAATTGGTAAAAAAGGTTCTACTACATAATTTTCCATTATTCAGATACTCCCATAATCCATAATACTAAGAACACAAAACAGATAGGTTCCATTACGGTAATATTTTAACAATTTTTTTTCTATCCATATATATCTCTGTTTGAGCCTTTACTTTCTGACAACTAAATACAACTCTCTCTGGATTGACCTCGTTCTGCGCAATACGCTTGGATTTCAAACAATCGCTGAGGTTGTTTTTATATACATGTTCTATCATTGAACCATTTAATGTTAAAATTAGTGCGAATACAGTTTCTATCATTAATGACTTCCATTTCTAATTAACTTTTCTACATCCTCAGTTAACTTCTCAGTTCTTTTTTTTAAAAACTCTATGTTAACTGCATTATTTCTCATACCCTTAATTTCTTCTTCTACATCCTCTAGTAAACCACTGACGTGTTCTACAATCATAAAAAGTTCTGCTTCTCCAGCTGATTGACCTAACTCACCTCTTGGATATTTAATTCTAAACTCTGAGTTAGCCTCTAAATCTTTTTGCATTAACTCTAATTGTGTAGAGTGTTGATTAAGAGTTTCTTGCACTCCAAAAAAAGCCCAGGTGCCGATTGCGACGAGCGCTATCAGACTAGCAACCGTCTTCATTGGCATTTGCACAGCTGCGGATTCAGAAATTTTTAGGGCCATAAACTACCTGTTGAATCTTCCAACAATCCAGTTCCAGCCAGCTTTAATTTTGTTCCAGATAGTTCTAACTACCCACAAAATTTGTTGTTTTATTTTTTCTAGCATTTCCATCTTCTCCTTGCTTGTCTTAATCTTGAGTTAGGATCTTTGGCTGCTTTTGGAAACTTCTTCATTTGTCCTAAACTTCTAGCACAGAATGACTTACGTCTCTTTGCATCCTTAGATCCAGGTTTAACTTTACCAGTTACTGCAGTTTTTAGTTTAGATCCAGGATTATCTCTCCTGTATTTAGCCACTCCTGCAGCAGTCATCCCCGCCCCTTTTTTTGTCGGACGAAAATATTTTTTATTTCGTGGAGGCATAACATCACCTCCACGTTTTAAATTTAAAAGTTCTAATGTATACTTAGTAACTTCCATCAAAAAATACCGTTACACTATCAAAACCACCACTGATATCGATAAATGCACCATCAGGAAAACGAATTCCTTCATCAGGGATATAAGGATCTATCATACCAGCTGCAGCAGGTGCATCTAGTTCTAGTCTTTTATCTCCTGATTGAGATCCATTTCTAATGATCATTGCACCAGCAGCCGAAGATTTTGATACTCCGTGCATCCCTCTAACTCTTGTTGCTCCAGCAAAAACTATTCCTGTTGTGTCAGTTGTGGCTGTAAAGCCAGCAGACACCGCAGTTATAGATGCGTCGTGCGCAACTTGTGTTACTGTTAAAAACTTTGTTGAACCAGTTACTGTGCCTGCATTTGGACCAGTTCCGATTGTTTCAGTTACAGTGTTTCCGTTTGCGTCAGTTCCTGTAATTGTGAAACCAACAGAAGCGTTATTGGATGCAGAAGTTAGTGTAACAGTCGTTGACATGTTTGAGCCATCGTTTACAGAAGTTCCAGTAAGTGTCATGTTACCAGCACCCGATTTAGTTTGCACGGCTGCTAATGAAATATTACTTGCTGAAACAGCTTTAAACATTTTCGCCTGTATACTTGTACTTGACATATTTTCTCCCAATTAGGAGCTCCCGAAGGAGCTCCAGTTTAATTATTATACTAAGTCTAATGTTTCTGTAAACGTAATACCAATAAATGTTACTACGATAGAAGCTCCAGACGCACCAGGGTCTGCCATTGTCACTCTGATTTCATCAGGTGTTAATGGTATTCCTGCTGTCGTTCCAGATCCACCAGATCCTACACCCGCAACACCGTTGCAAGCAAAGATTTGTGCTCCTGCTGCACTTGTAGATAAAACTGCTCCATCTACGTATGCGTTAGGGTCACCAGCTGTTCCTACATCTGTAATATTTCCGCCAGTAGTTGTAGCTGCTGTGTTTCTTACTACACAGAACATTGGAATGAAGTTAGCTGGAAAACCAATTGCTGCTTCATCGCCTGAAGTGTTTCCGTTTGTTACTGATACAGTCGCTTGGTAAGTTTTCATTACAAAACCATCAGTTGCGATACTACTTAAAAATAAAGCTCCCGCTTCTTTAGCAGCATCAGCAGTAACTGAGTTTCCGCCTGTTACGCCGTTAACATCTGCAATTTTTGTAACTGCACCTGTTGTTGCGTTTTTTACGATTGTTTCGAAACCATTTTCCGATCGGACCGGTCCCGAAAAAGTTGTATTTGCCATAATTTATTTCTCCTATAGTTTTAC